TTTATTTCTCGATTTACTAAAAACTCTGGAGGTTCTGGATACACAATAGCTCCACAAGTTAAAATTGAAGGTGGAGGCGGAACCGGAGCAACGGCAAAAGCAAATATTGCAGGAGGTCAAGTAACATCAATTGATATTATCACTCAAGGCAGCGGATATACTTCTGCTCCTAATGTTACTATTACTCCATCTACTGGTGTGTTTATTGAGTTTCAATCTACAGGCACATTGCCACAACCTTTAATTGCAGGAACCGCATATAGAGCAGAGAATCCAGCTTCTAATACATTTACAGTTAAAGGAACTGATTATTCTGATATAGATATAAAATCATCTGGTTCTGGAACGCTTTATGTTGTTCTTTCCAGAACTTTTGGAGTGAGTTTTACTGGGAACTGGATAGGAGATTATGCTTCTCTGCCAGATGTACAAGGCTTTTATTTTGGAACAGATTTTTCATTACCAACAACTTCTCCAACAATTGACAATGGAGTAACGAAATTTTGGTTTAAAAAATTTACAGATAAATCTGCAAAAGTATATTTAACTGAAAATGATGCAATTAATGCAGGAACAACCGGACAAGTTGTCGCTACTGCATTTGGAACTGGTCAAGCGTATTTTGGAATTCGATTTACAGTAACTCCTACTGTCTATGACAATTTAATCGAACCAGACAATATTGAATTTATTTCTGGTGATGAAATTGTTAATTTTAACTCGTCTGGAACATTGCCAAACCCGCTTGTTTCTGGAACAAATTACACAGTAAAATTGTTTGGGAATCGAGTAAAGGTTTATCAAGGCGGAACACTTATTTCAATTACAACTCCGGGAACAGGTCGATTGACAATGGACATCCTGCGAGAGATGATTGTTCAACCTTCGACAAGTATTTATGCGCCTGCTTGCCTATATGAAACTGGAGATAAAATTTCAGTACGAGCAGAAGAAAACGATGTGCTTCCAAATGGGCTAGTTGCAGGGACATTATATTATGTTCGCAAAATTGATGCGGATGAATTTGAGTTATATGATACGCTTGCAAATTCAAAAAATTTGTCTTCTACAAATGGAAGAGTTAAATATTTGACAAGCGGTAATAAAACCACTTCTAAATTTTTTGTTGATAGCATCCAAGGTCCAGTTTTAGTCAAAAGTATTTCAAATATTGAAAAACCAAAAACTGATGGATATGTTTCTCTGTACGCATTTGATTACGGACGCAGCAATGATATGACTTTAATTGGTCAGTATCACCCAGACGAAATTAATCCCAGCTACCGCAGGATTCGCATTGGCAAAAAATGTGCTTGGGCAAGAATCGCTTATCGATTAACTCCTCCAACAGTCACATCCATGCAAGATTATATTCCTATTGAGCATGAAAGAGCAATTATTACTGCTGTTCACGCTTGTGACTTGGAAGCTAAAGACTTTGCAGATCAAGCAGTTCGATATTGGGGTGTTGCATTCAACTATTTAAAAAATCAGCAAGAACATCTTGATGGTCACGCATTTCAGCCTCCACAAATCCAAAATTTAGTTTATGCAGATGGCGAAGAACCCGTGATGTTTTAATGAAAAGCGATAACATCACAACAGGTAGACTGCAAAAAGTTTCTACTGGGTGGACGCAAGGAGTCAATTCGGTACGGAATCCTTGGGCTTTGCCAGAGAATCAATTTAAATGGGGTGTTAATTTGTCTATTCGTGGTGGCATTGCACAGACTAGACCCGGACACAAAATGCAGTTAAGCCTTCCGCCCGGAAACCTTCAAGGAGGAATTATATTTCAGGCAAACAAACAAAAAGAAGCATCATTTAGCCGAGAAGAAAATGGAGTCACGACTGTAGTTCCTGCTAAAATTTTTGATGTGAATGGAGAAGGAGTAATTGCTCAAGAATTAAGCTACATTGTTTTTGCGGTCAATGGTTCTGTTTATTATTCTCCATTCCCATTGGTTCAACCTAAAAACTGGAATGATTTCAAGCTAACAAGTATCAAGTTTGACAAGGATGTTGAAAACATCACTTTTGCTTTAGCTACAAAAACAGCAAATTTAACAACTTCAGAAAATGAATTGGTTACTCCTGCTCATACAATTGTAATGATGCAAGATGGTTTATCTTCTGCTAGTTGGTGGGATGGCAGTAATAAAACTGGAACCCAAGATTCAATCATTCCTATCGGAACACATATGTCATATTCTGGAAACAGAATGTGGATTGCAAGCAAAAATATTATTTTAGCTTCAGACCTTGGCGATCCGACATCTTGGGACGAAAGAAAAACAGGGACTGGACGAGGAGATTTTACATTTATTCGACCTATAACAGGTCTTGTTTCTTATGTTGGGCAAGATACTTCAACTAGGCTTATCATATTTACAGATAGGTCTACATACTCGCTTGCAAGTGGCATTTTAGATCGAACACAATGGGCTACAACTGCTAATTTCCAAAACACTCTTTACCCAACAATTGGGTGTGTTTCAAGTAGGTCAATAGCATTTCAAGCTGGACAATTATGGTGGTATTCTGATGGTGGTTTAGTTGCAGCAGATATTGCTTCCGCAAGTTATTTGTCTTCTCAAGTTCTTTTTAAAGACATTGAAATGGCAAGAACCAAGCAACTCATGGATGGCGATCCATCTAATATTTGTGCTGTTTCTTTTGAAAACTATTTAATGTATTCCGTTCCATACCTGTCAAAGTTAAATACTGATACAATGGTTATGGACTACGCTCCTGCGGCAGAATGGGGTGGAGGACGGCAACCAGCATGGGCAGGAGTCTGGACAGGAACTCGTCCAGTACAATGGGCAACTGGAAAAATTGACAATCAAAATCGATGTTTTCAATTTTCAATTGATTATGCTCCGACTGCTGATGGTTCTTATAACCATCTTTGGGAATCATTCCAACCTGAACGATACGACACTTATTTAAAAATCAATCCTGATGGATCAACAACTAATTTGTATAATAGGATTTACTGCCAATTAGAAACTCCATTGCTTGGTGATTCTATGGATTTAAAGCAGTTTATTTATTCAGAAATTGATGCTTGCGAAATCGGAGGGACAGTTGATTTAAAAGTAAGTTATAAAGGAAGCAAGGGAAGGTATTTGCAAATTTTAAATCAAAGAATTTTAGCGGTTACGAATGAGTGGCAATATAAAGGAACTTCATTTGAGGAACAAATTAACAATGTTTCTCTTTTAAATACACAATATCGGAGATTAATTACTGAATCAGCAAATAGAAGTTCAACTTATGAAACTTGCGAAAGTTCTCTTACAAACGATGTAGATAAAGCATTTTCAATTTTAATTGAATGGTGTGGGGAAATGGGCATTGAAATTGTGCGTTTATTTATTGATCCTTGGAGCGAGAAAGCAACAGGAATACCTCAAGTAAGCGAAACAAAATCATGTGTAGTTGGTCAAAATGGACAGAATTTTACTGTCGATCTTGATCCTAGTCCATATGAAAATGTTTTGTATAATCCACAAACATGGAGTGCAAAAGTTTACAAAACTGTGTCACTTCAATGCAATAATAGTACAAATTCAGTCTCTGCGACAGCAGGCGCATCGTTTATATCTACTATTTCATATTCTCACGCCAAAGAAGAAGCTGGCAAATTAGCCGAGCAAGCCGCAACAAATGCCGCTCAAGAATTCAAGGCAAACAATCCTTGTTAATATGCCAAGTATCGATAAAGCAAAAATTAAATTGACGAATTTTCCGAACAAGTTTATTTCTCCGTTTGCGGATGAATTTTTGGTTCCTGTATATTCGTCAATTCCTTTTGAGAAAAATCAAAATAATTGCTTGCCGTGTGCGTTATGTGGAACATACAATGATCGTCAAGATGTTTTGGATCAAGTTGCGTCACAGTTCAAAAATATTACTTCATATAGCGATTTTGAAATTGAAGTTGGGTTTGCGCCAGAAAACATTCCTCCTCCTCCTCCTCCTCCTCCTCCTCCTCCACCAGCAAGTATTTATGTTTTGTTTGTAAATTGGGAGTAATTATTATGCTGAATCAATCAATAAAAGAACAAATTCAGGAGATTTACAAATCCAATATTGAATCTGGTGTTAATAGTGTTTTTATTGGATATAAAACACGCAATGGAATTAGAACTGATGAAATATCGCTTGTTTTTGGTGTTGATGAAAAAAAATCAGAATCTGATATACCAAAAGACAAAATCTTGCCAAAAAACATAGAAATTGATGGAGCAACAATTGCAACTGATGTTATTAAAATTTTTGATTTAAAAGCATTAAGTTGTTATCCAGCAGGAGATCAAAATGTAGAAAGATTAAGATTGTTTCCAAGTCTTCCTGTTGCATTTAAAGGAGGAATGCAAATATCTGAATTCCCTACTGCGTGGACTCTATCTGGCTATACTGTTGGAACTCTTGGATTTTTTGCTAAAGATAATACAGATGATAGGGTTGTTGGTGTTACAAATGCCCATGTTATTATAAATAAATTAACAATAGCTAGTGAGCGTAATATTGAGTCTGAAATAAATGACCCATACAATATTTCAGAAAAACGAACATGGGTTGATAATAACTCTTATTTCCCATCTGCATCTATTAATTCTAGTAATACTGGAATGATGTTTAATATTGCTTTGCCGTTTGATAAAATTAAAAAATATATTCCTTTGTACAAAAATGGAACAAATTATGTTGATTGTTCATTAATTATTCCAAGACCAGAATATATTGATGATAACTCATATCAGGTTTGGCAACCAATAAACCAAACAACATATCCATCATCAATGCCTTTTGCGACAACAGCAGAATTGAATAATTTGCTTTCAACTAATCCAACTGTATATTGCACGGGCAGAACATCTGGACCAATTGGTTGGGGAACTGGTGAATGTAAAATAAATATAACTGGCATTGGTGCTACTGTTAATGTTTCATACTCTGAAGGAGTATTTTCATTTTCAGATCAAATCATAATGCAAACTCCTTTAAATACATCACCAATGGCGGGAGGAGACTCTGGATCGTGCGTTATGGCAGATATTGGTGGGGTAAGAAAAATTATTGGATTGATGTTTGCCGGGAATACTGGTGCTGGAAGTATTAGTGTATTTAATCGTATTGATCGGGTAGCATCAGAGGTAAATATATCTCCGTTCACATTGCCAATAAATACTTTCATCCCAACTCCAAAATTATTTTCTGCATCTCTTGAAGATTATGGAATTTCAAAATCTATTGTGATAAATGGTAAATTGTATTATCAAGCAGGCTTGACTAAAAATATCTATTAAATGAGATCACCAATCGAATATAAATTAATTCCAAAAGATTCAGGAGAGTTTCTTGAACTAGTTGATTTTGCAGAAACATTTGATCATAAAGTCGTAGATCATCCACAGATTAATGTTTATGGTCATTATAAAGAAAATAAACTGGTTGGATATAGTGACCATGTGTTTATTCCGACAATCTATCCAGCTTTCCATCCTGACTTTACATCTCCAAGAGATGTAGTACAAGTGATGCACGACTGGAGAGTTTACAATCAATTAACTGGTGGTCCGGGCTATGTCGGAGTGCCATTGCAAGATAAAAGAATAACATTTACTAATGAAATTATGGAAAAACTTGGAATGGAAAGATTGCATAGAGAAGTTTATTACATCAAACGAAAGGAATAATTTATGGGAGGTGTAGCATCAGTTGACGCAGGAAGATATATGAGCAGACCTGACATGAGTCAGGAAGGTGCTTTATTATCTCAAAAACAAGAAATGGGGCGTGGAGCTTTGGAAGGTCAGATTGCTGATCTCCAGACCCGTGGACAACTTTTTGATCTTTACACAAAGATGCAACCTCTCATGCAGTCGTTTGATGCAGAGCAGACATCTCGTCAAGCTGGAGAACTTGGGATGTCTAATCTTGCTCGTTCTCGTCAATACGAGCAAATGACATCTCCTGCTACTGCTCGTATGCGCTATCAATTACCAGAGCAGATTGAGCAAGCGACCTCTGCTCCTGCTTTTAAAAATTTAATGGATGAATGGTTGCAAAGCAAGGGCATTGCTGCATCTTACGCCACAGGCGTCGATCCATCCAGCACTTTTGGTCGTTCTGCTCTTGCAGATATTTCTACCGAAGAAGGAAGAAAACGCTTGCTCGAAAATATTTCGCTTCGTCAAGGATTTGTAAATTCACAACAAGCACCATCTGGAGGTTTAGACCCCGGCGCATTGATCGGTGGCAGGATGGCATCAGAAGCAGCAAACCTTGGCGCAATGCAAGACTGGCAAAAAAACATTTTTGCTGGGGCGCAATCAATGGGCGAAGGTCTTGGTCAAGCCAAACAGAATGCTTTTGACTACCTCTCGAAAAACATGGGTGAGATTTTAAACCTGCAACAGACCTCTAGGGCTAATCGTCAGGCATACGAACAATCTCTTTACGATGCCGCATCGCAGAAAGCGCAAGGTCAAAACCAAAGGACAGGCGCATTAATAGGCGCAGGCGCAGGAATTGGTGGCGCGGCGATTGGTGCGGCGGCAATTATCATATGACGAAACTTGTCGAAAACACGATTGAGAAAGCAAAATTGTGGGCTAAAAATTGGCCCAATTCTGTTGTTTTGTGGAGTGGCGGCAAAGACTCAACCGCAATGCTTCATTTGCTTCGTTTTAAAGCTGGAATTGACATTCCTGTCATCCAGTTCCGCCAACCGAAATTTCGTGAACGATATGCTTATTCTGATCGATTGATTAAGGAGTGGGATTTGACTGTTTACGAGTACCCGGCTAGTCGATATGCACTTGCAGACGGGCCTGACACCGAGACTGGCGAGGTTCGATTTGATCTCCTTCACTACTTTCAATGGGGAACCAAAGCAGTTGTGCTTTCGTTAGGAACCGAGCGTCCGAGAGAAGGAGAGAAGTTCATGTGTGGCGTGGATGATTTCTTGAAACGCCCGACTGGAACTTTCAATTGGCCTTGGGAATCGGTGTGGATTGGAACCAAAAATAGCGACACAGATTTGATCAAGGGTCATGTACCATTGTCGCAAGAAATTCGCTACGCAGAGGGCAGTCCTGTGTCATTATACCCCATGCATGGATGGACTGATCGCGACATCTTTCAGTATTTGATCGATAACAATGTCGAGCCTGATCCAAAACGATATGTGGAACGGATCAACATCCACACAATCGCAAAGCATTGGGGAAACAACCCAGATAAATCACAGAATGCCGACTTCTATCCGACCTGCTTGAATTGCGTAGATCGGCATCAAGGAAGTCATGTGCATTGCCCGAAGTTAAAAGCTACGATTAGCAACATTTCACATTTAGCACCCTACGAGGACATCGTAATCCCAGACTTGGGATTTCGACCAGTAGAATGGAAGGAGAACAAATAATATGGGAGGATCAGCACCAGCCACAAATAAAATTGGCGAATCGCAATTTGCCGCAGGGACAGTCCCTAAAGCAACGCAAGCAACCGCCGCAGACTTGCAGGCATTTGATCGCACTCAAGCGCAAAACCAAAGGATA